GCTGTAAGCATATTCCTGCAACCACGGGAAGATCAAATGATCGTTGTACAACATGATTTCGGGTTTCTTGTTGTAAACTTGTAACAGCACTGTTTCTGCAGGAGCATCGGTCATGTTGCTCCAGATTTGTGTACTGCGCAGATCTTGAGTTACTACCTGTGCGGCTTGCAGTGCCGTTTTTGAAATTATTGTAAAGCTTTTACGAAATCCATCTACCGAGGCAATCTGGTAAGAGTTATTGTATCCACCAATACGGCAATTGTTGATTGTAATGCTGTCTCCAACATTAACCGTCCAAATATCTTCAGTTCCAATGGTAATTGTGCTGCCTTGCGCAAGCCCATTTGATGATAGGGTAGACACTCGTACATAGTTATGTCCGGCATTTGGAATCTTACGTATCAACGTGATCTTCTTGGTTGCCGGGTTCCAGTTAAAGTTCATGTACCCACCAAACATCTTCATGGCTTGTTCTTGATACTGGGTAAACAACTCATAGTTAGCCAGGCCACCAACACGTCCGGCCACTAACATATAAGTGTTCAAGTAACCACTTGCAAACGGTTCAAACTGACTGGCAGTTGTTCCAGTAACACTGCCAATGCCCCTGCGAAACACTTGACGCACGGTCATAATCTCTGCAGGCAAAATATACTCTTGCACTTCGGGCATGAGATCCAAGAACACATAGCTTTCTTCTTGACTGTTTTGGCTGCGCTGGCGGTACTTGATCAAGGCCTGTTTGATGGCCATATCATAGTGTTCTTTGTCCAGCTCAACATCAACAATTTGATCGGCTAGTCGAAATCTAATGTAATCGACAATCTCAGTTCGCTTGAGATTCAACGGTTCTAATAATGATTCGTCAAAAGCAATTGGTCCCGGACCGCCCAAGTTGTCGGAATAAATGCTTTGTGTTATTGGATTTAATCCAGGTTTTAGAGTAGCCATATGTTATGTCCTGTTTGTGTATTTAGTACAAACAGGACATGCATTACCCAACTTTGAGTAGCAGTGTGTCTTCGTTGATCCTGCCGTTGAGTTTTACTTCTACTGCTTTGATATCTTTAAGCCAGGTACGTAACCCAACCTTGCCGGCTTTGGCAAACTCTTTGAGCTGCTCATCGGGTTTACGTAAAGTCTTTGCTACACTTTTATCAGTATCAAATCCAACAATTCCTGTGCCCTTGACCATCAGGGTTTGATATCCGGCAGCAACGTACTTGCCCAGTTTGCGAGTCTTTGTATTGTAAACCCAAAGTTCTGCGGCACCAATAATATCAGCTGGATTAACACTGACAATTTTAAGTACACGATCTTCTTTGGCATACTTGAGTTTTGCAACTAGTTTTTCTTTACTTGGGGCCTTGCGTACTGCGGCCTTCTTTGTGGCCTTCTTTACCTCTCTATACTGCTCAATACCAGCCAATAATGTGTGGATAAATGCATTAATACGCTTGAAATCTGCAGTTTTAAAGTGTTTGTACCCTTCCACTAACTGTGGATCAGCTTTGGTCTGTGCTTGTTCAAGTTCATCTTGTCTGTTCTTAAACAAGGTCTCGTATTTGCCCAGCTGACTTTGTGCCACTTTGTTTAGTGTCAAGAAGTCGTACGCTTTAAAGTCAACTTTGTTGTTTTGGCAAATGTCATCAAATACACCTTCTATCTCGCCAATTGTTTCCGAAGTTTTTTCGTTGAGTCGATCCTGAATTGTGGGTCTATATACTTCTGCTACTTTGCCTTCAACCACAGCTTCTTCATCGGGCTCATCGTTGGCTCGAGTAATAACTTCTGCCAAGGCCTTGTGCAGGAATTCTGTGTGCCTGGTACGAAATGGCATGCCTGCCCTATGCGCCATGATCAAGCTGCAAGCTGTCATTGGCAACCATTTGTCTCCGCTACGCTCAAAACTGCGAAGCTGTTCTTTGGTATAGTCTGCGGTCTTCATCCACTCAACTACATACTTCTTGCAAGACTTTTGACTGTAGTAATAGTTGTAATAGTAAAAGCTTTGGCGAAGATAGTGATCAAATTCATCATCATCATAGTCCGCGGCTTTTGCTGCGTCCCATTCGGGCTCGCTGCCTGTATATTTTTCATCAAAGAATAACGGATCTCGTTTCTTTGAGACTTTGGTAGTTATCTTAATTCCGGCTACTGTTGCCATGTGTGCTCCTGGTGTACAATAGTAATTATACACTCAAATTGGAAATATGTCAAGAATCTAAAAGTACTGCAAAAGTAAACAATTCCCCAAGTGTGCGTACAGTGTCTACAAATTGTTGTGTAATTGATTCAAATTCAGCTGTTATGCGCTTGGTCCTGCGACATGTAATTGCTTCTTTGGTAAGATCTGATATGAGATTGTTGCAAGTGTCGATAATTTTCAATAATTCTTCACGATTACTATAGTTGGCTATTGTGGAAACACGAGATTCTATGTTGGAAAACGCCATAATTGCATTGGCTGTGCTTGAATGATCATATAACGCTAATGTGTCCATTGCTAATTGTACGATATAGCTGTCCGAAAGTCAAGCCCATAAATACGTATTATGCTACTAAGGATCACACCGTGCCACGTTTAAGTCTATGGAAAGATAGTCATAGCAATGACTACAAATTTCACGATCGCCGAATAAGCGAGATGTTTACAATTGGCGGTACTGGTGTGTTGATTCACAAATACCTAGGTACTACCAACCAAGGATCTACGGACCTAACACAGCCGCAGTACACCAATCAAAGTGAACAAAACATTCAGGACGTGCTGTTCCTGGAAAATAGGGATCGCAAATACGATACCACAGTGTACAGTATGCGAGGAATATATCAAGTCAGCGATAGCGATTTTGATTTGACGCAATTTGGATTGTTCTTGGCCACAGGAACATTGTTTATGACGTTTCACATCAATGACATGGTTGAGATGATAGGGCGTAAAATCATGAGCGGTGACGTGATTGAACTCATGCACCTTAAAGAATATGATGCACTAAATGATGTGCCAATGGCTCTAAAACGATTTTTCATCGTTGGTGACTGTAGTCGTGCCAGCGAAGGCTTCAGTGCAACTTGGTGGCCACACCTGTGGCGCTGCAAGATCAATCCATTGGTAGATAGCCAAGAATACAAAGATATTTTAAACAAATTAGAAACAGCATCCACTGGTGAAGATCTCAGCCTGCGTGATGTTATCAGTACTTACAACAAATACACCGACATCAATGATGCTGTTGTTAGTCAAGCCGAAGTCAATGTACCGCAAAGCGGATACGATACTAGTATGATTTACACACAGGCAAAAAACAGCGGTGAAAGAATTACTCCATCACTGGTAACAACTGCCGACAATGTATCGGCAATGAGTGCTGATGCTAGCGCAAGTACAACCAGTGCCGATACACAATTACTCACACCGGATGCAAAAGTTTCGGGTTATTTGACCGGCGACGGTATTGCTCCAAATGGATTGCCTGTACAAAGTGGTATTACTTTCCCAATAGAAGCATCATCGGGCGATTACTGCTTGAGATTGGATTATTCCCCAAATAGACTATTTAGATACGATGGCAAACGCTGGGTTAAAATGGAAGATGCTGTTAGAACCACACTGACTCCAGGAGTGCAAAATAAAACTTTAAGGAGTGGTTTTGTTAATAATCAAGCTACTTACGCAGATCACAATGGCACTCACGAACAACGACAAGGGCTCAGCCAAGCTCTTAAACCTAGAGCAGACAATTAATGAGTTATACTACATTCTTCTACGATCATCAGATTCGACGTTTTCTTACTCAATTCATAAGAATAATGAGTAACTTTCAAGTTCAGCTGGGCAACGACGAACAAGGCGGAAATGTGTTTCAACGTGTGCCAGTTTTCTATGGCGATGCAAGTAGACAAGCAAGCCAGATTTTAAGAAGCAACAGCGAAAATACCATCAAGGCAGTACCAGCCATGGCAGTGCATATTAATGCATTAACTTATGACAGAGAGCGAGTTCAAGAGCCAAACTTTGTTAGTAAGATGAATTTGCGTACTAGATATTACGACGAAAGTACCGGACAATATACTGATCAGCAGGGCGGTGCATACACTGTTGAACGCTTGATGCCGGTGCCATATAAACTTACTCTCAAAGTTGATGTGTGGACCAGCAATACTGAACAAAAGCTAATGCTGCTGGAACAGATTATGATCATGTTTAATCCGGCAATGGAAATTCAAAGTACTGATAATTATATTGATTGGACCAGTTTGAGTTATGTTTTACTAAACGATATCGGTTGGAGCAATCGTAGTGTGCCGGTGGGCACCGAAGAAAGTATTGACATTGCCACGTTAACATTTGAATTGCCAATTTGGGTCAGTGCCCCGGCCAAGGTCAAACAGTTGGGTGTTATTACAAAAATTGTCAACAGCATTTACGATGGCAGCGGCAATCTTGTTAACTTTGCTAGCGATACCGCCGACCAATTAGCGTCACAAACATTGACCTTTGATAACTTTACTGTGGTATACCAAGGCAATACTTTAAAGTTGCTTAAACGCAACGATATCAATTCTACACAGACCAGTGTATCAATAGAAACTGAACTTAAACAACGACATTCTTGGCAAGCACTGATTACACTGTACGGAGTATTGCGTAACGGTTTAACTCAAGTTCGATTGCTGCAAAACAATGGAAGCGAACTTGTTGGCACTGTGGCATTTCACCCAACGGACGCCACTTTGTTATTGTATACCTTGGACATGGATACGTTACCATCCAACACTCTAAGCCCAATTACTGCAATTATTAATCCACAAAACATCAACGTTGATGATAATCTTATCAGCCCAGCCACTGGCACCAGATATCTATTGCTGCACGGAATTGGCGTTTCGGGCGATGTTGACACTTTAGGCGACACTGTGGCATCTGTGGCATGGAACCCAGATGGACAGGCACCACTTGTGGCCAATGCCAATGATATAGTAGAATACAATGGTATATACTGGACCGTGGTATTTGACAGTAACAGTCGACCCAACACAGAGTATGTTACCAATATGACCACTGGGGTACAATACAAATGGCAAAATGCCAGCTGGAGTATGAGTGTTGAGGGACGTTATGATTCAGCAAACTGGAGTTTGAAACTTTGATAGAAGGCACCGGTGCATTAATTTACAGTATACGCACCAAAAGATATTTGTTTGTTTTGAGAAATGGTGCTAGATACTCTGGCACCTGGGGTTTGCCTGGTGGAAAAATTGATGCCGGAGAAACTGTAGCAGAAGCACTTGCCCGAGAAATAGAAGAAGAACTTGGCGGCATTATTAGAGATAGTAAACTGTATCCCATTGAACGATTTACCAGCGACAATCAAAAATTCACATACCACACGTTTTTGATTCCGGTGGATGATGAGTTTATTCCCGATTTAAATAGAGAACATAGAGGTTATGCCTGGTGTGCCATTGACGATTACCCTAGACCGTTGCATCCAGGAGTTTGGCGCACTATCAGCTTTAGTGAAGTTGTCGACAAGCTGAG